TGCACCAAGGTTAACATTGTTTGTTTTAAACCAAACTGAACCTGTTGGATGAGGCTCTGTATCAAAACTCTGCCATTGTGGATTGCTATAGTTTGGTCCAAAATGCACAACTGGTGCATAATAAGGCTTATCACCTCTTGAAGTACTTGTTGCAATTCCAACTTCAGTTAACAATGTTGAGTTGTTTCCATCATCGATCATTGCAATACCATTGCCATCGTCGGTAGAACCATCATTGGCTGCAGTACTATCTGCATAAATTTCTAATTTGTTATCAGAACTTACAAGAGCAGTAATACCTGTTATTGAAGCAGTGTTTATGTCACTTGCAAGTGATGTTAATGTAGTTCCTGAGGCAGTAACAGTTGTATCATTGATAACCATACTGTTACCAGCAGTAATTGTTGGATTGGTAGCAGTACCAATTACTGTTGGCCATGAATTTTTCCAACTGTCGCTTCCAACCAATACCCATGAATTTGCAGTAACACTAGCGGCACTATTTCCTGGTGACTTATAATACATAGGATTGCTTGTATTAGTAGTATTAATTGCATAGTCGCCGATACTACCAATTGAATCTAACGGAACACCACTTGATACACCGCCTACTAAATCTGCTACGTTTGTTATTACAGTTGGCACCTTGTTTGTAAAAACATTTGTAGTTGATGACCATTCAAATGCACCATATGCACTTATACCTGTATCAAACCAATATGCACCATCTGCTGGATCTCCAGTTGGTCTTACTGTAGTAGCAGTAAGTTGACTTAGATCAATGTCAGCTCTTTGTACATAAGCTCTGTTACTAATACCAAGTGCTGAATAGGCTGCTAATAAACCATATTCATTTAGTTCGTATCCGTTAATGCTTGTTCCTGCGGCTGTGCTATAAAAGAAAGGAGTACCAAATGTTGCAGATAAATCTCTTTGTGATGTTATCAGGTAAGGTTTATTTGCATTCGCTGCCGTTGTACCTGCGGCTACTCCTACTCCTGCTCCACTTACTTTATTTTGAGCAGTTGCTATCAAAATAAAAGGGACTGAATTCGTTGCGGCTGGTAGATAATTACTTTCGTCTATTATGGTAACTTCTACGCCTGGTGATGTTAGTGCCATGTTTCACTTCCTCTGTGTTAAAATCTTCTTACTGATATTTATAAGAATATCCATTTTCTTGCTTGATATAGTGCCCTTTGCAAAGGTTTATATTACTAAATACCCGTATGAATAGGCCTATTTGCAGTGCTTGTAACCGTAGGTTAGTGGCAATCAACTATATCAAAGAAAATAAAACACACTATCGCACAAGATGCGACAGTTGTATTCGACAAAAAAGGAAGATGCGTCCAAAGACTCCTCGTTGGATGAAAAGTGGATTTAAGAAAAAGCAAAGTTGCGATAGATGTGGCTTTTATGCAAAAAGCGGAGCACAGATTTTAGTATTTCATATGGATGGTGATTTGAATAACTGTGACTTAACAAATCTCAGAAATGTTTGTTTAAATTGCAGTGTTGAAATTACTAAACTTGAACTACCTTGGCGTGTTGGCGATTTGATCGAGGACTAGATCTTTTAAATCATCTACAGTGCCGTTATTTTGTAATATACAATTAAATTTAGTATTTACGTCTATCCATTTATATTCACTTTCGTGTATGTTCACATCAATCATTAGATTACTTGTGTCAGGATTGGCATTATCAAATATTGCTTTCTCAAACCATTCAGGATCCTCGCCTCGTTTGATTTGCCAAATTTCACCATTGAGATCCCGTATCATGTTTTGTTCGTTACGAAAACGCACATCAGGAACGACGTAGTTGCCAGGATTGTCAATCATGTGTTTCTTTAACAAACTTACCCATACTCCATTATAGAAACCATCTCGCATACATTCAGTCCCAAACTCTTGTAGCACTATTCTTGGAGTAATTGTTCTACCTGTTTCTTTGGTCCAAAAATCATCTTCTTTCTCACGCCAAGATCTGCTTTGGTCTGTATCGCCTTCCAACATATCTCGGTCCCAACCAAATATAGTAGCAACACCGTCTTTTAATTTGTCAGCAAAACTTACTTTTTTGTATCCTTGCTCCACAAGGATATCGGCAACTGTGCCTTTGCCACTTCCTATAAGTCCGCAAATTCCTATTATCATTTAAGTCCAGTTACTTTTAAATGTTTTATTGTTTGTTGTAACAAATCTATCTGCCTTCTACAATCTTCAAGTGCATGATGACTTGCACGTGGCTTAGGTAAATCAGGATATAAACTATAAACAGTTCTTGCATCTCTCACATTCCAGAACTGCCAAGGTATAGGCAAGCCTAGTTGTTTCATTGCATTTTCTAATATAACCATATCAAATGTTGTACCATTGGCCCACGTCAGATTGCAATGAAAACATATCTTACTCAGTTCTTCTAATGCTTTTTTAAGTGGTATTCTGCCTTCTTCAGAGAATGCTTCGTCTTGTGCTTGTTGTGGTTGTGTTGCCCACCATTCTACAGTAGCATCATCAACTTCTCTATCTGGTTGACTATCAACATCGACTCTTGCATAGTAATCTTGTTTATGGTACCCAACACTGAAAGGATCAAAGGTTTGTGCTGCTATTGTAAGAATACAGGCATTAGGTCCTGTGCCTACAGTTTCTATATCTATCATAATATCCATGTTATCATTATAGCAGGATACCAGTCGATGTCAACCTATTTTCTTGGTTTCACTGTTTTCTTTGTACCAACTGTGCCTTTTAGGCTTGTCTTTGGTGGCTTGTATGCACTCTTTACTTTTCCGCCTGATGAAACAGTTTGTTTGCGAATCTTGTTGAGCATTCCTAACAGTTTACTTGCTGGATTTACACGTTTTGTTTTTTTGGCTTTACGTGCTGCCTGTTTACTTTTGGTCTTACGAGTCACTTTCATTTGTGCTCGACGCTTTTGATCAATAGGACTATCACAATCTTTGGCATTGCCAACAACACGGCCACGTCGTGCACCACTTGTGCAACGCCATTTTGTTTTTAATTTGTTGCCAGTTCTACTGAACACCATTTCGTGTTCAGTGATAAACTCTTCTGCTCGCATTAGCCAATTACCCAAGTAAGTGGTTGCGATCCATCAACATAATTTTTAAGTTCTTCAATTTTTGCATCCATGATAGCAGATCCTTCTGCTTTCATTTGTGCACCGTTGAGAGCAGTACCGCCTTGCGGTCCAGCAATAGTAGCAAACTTTTCTCTAGCCTCGCCAATTATAAGTTTACAATTACCAATCATGTAATCTTTTATCCATTGTTGTGTAGAAAAGTCAGTTAACAACTGAACTTCTGGACGTAGATTATAACACCAAAGAAGCACAACTTCGCCTGAACCTTTTATATCTCGCATCAATGTAATTTGCTTAGTTGCACTGTTAAAATTATAGTTTAAAAATCCACCAAACATCTTAGCAGTAAGCTCTACATACTGTGAATAAAAATCATATGTTGCAAGTCCGCCCATTTGATTGCCATTTAGCAAATATGTATTAAGTGCAGCTGAACTAAATGGTTCAAAAGCTGATCCTTCGCCACCATTGCTAAAACCAATGGTTCTGCGAAATACTTGACGTACAGTCATTATTTCACTTGGCAAGGTGTATACGTTTGTGTCTTCTCTTAGAGTAAGAAAGTTGTAACTTTCCTCAAAAGCATTTTCAGCTCTTTGTCGATAAACACCAATTGCACGTTGATAGGCACTTTCATAGTGATCTGCATCAAGTTCAGTATCAATTATGCCTTCACCTAATTGTAACTTGATGTAATCAAATACTTCTTGTTTTTTTGTTTCTAATGTTTGATCTAATGTTTCAGTTGCCATAATACCATCCTATGATAGTATTTATGCAAATTACCAGGCCTTGAGTATTACAACGTGTTCGTTGCCTCTGCCATTGTACTTTATTTCAGTGGCTTTGATACTGGCAAACTGTTTACGATTGTTGGGTTTTCCGCCTTTCATTAGTTCTTTCAATTGTTCTGCAGGTTTACGCAGTGTTTTTTGCACACTTTTGTTTGGATCAAAACCTATTACACTATTGCTTTTTATACTGTAGGTTTTAATTGTTTCGTCGGCAACCACATATATCAGTTTTCGTGTTTTTGTATTGTATAGCCATGCTTCAGAACCATGGACTAATTTTTCTGGCGATAAACTTGTAAGTTCTAGTTCATCAAAACGTCTTAGATACTTGAATTTACGTACCAACTGTGCAGGTGTTTTTTGTTTGGTAGCTCTTGGTGCTCTATCTGCTTTTTTAACCTGTACATAACTTGCACAATCAGCAACTGCTCGTTCTAAGAACTTTTGCAAACTACGTATCTGTAACTTGCCCATGTGCAAATAGCCTTCTTCTAATTGTGCCACTATATCTTGTTCTTGCTCTGACATTTTTGCAAGTTCTTTCTTCGTAGGTGGATTCATAAGTTCATTGATTTCACTGAGTTGTGCTTTGAGAGGATCAGAGATTATATCAATGGTCTGTGGTGGACAACCTTCTTCTCTCAACAGTTTCATTACACTATACTTGTCTGGATCCTTGTAGTCATTGTTAACAAACTCATCAACAAGCTCATGGACTGCTCCTTCGATATCCATGGTTTTATCACGCATGTTTTCTTGGATTGTCTTACGTTCAACTTTTGGTTTTGTATTATCTACAACAAGTTTTGGTGCAGGAGGTGTGCGTTCTAGGGCATTTGCAATACTTTTTTTAACATAATCACTGGTAGGATGCACATCACCAATTGTGCCTGGCAATGTTTGCCAATATGCATTGTGTTCAGGATGTATGTCTGGCATGCCTTGACGTAAACATCTAGCATAGATACTTGGATATACCATACCATTATGTCCATGTCGTTTGATAGTAGCAATGTCTTCTTTGCTATAGTTGTTTTCTTTCATCCATGCTAGTAGATCAGGAAACAGTTCAATAGGCTTACGTTCTTGGTAGTACCAATCAACACTGACCATCTTATATCGATGATATGCTTGACCACTCATTTCAAGTGCAGTAGTCCAACTTGGATCTTGTGCTTTACTACGTTGTTTCCTTACAACTGGCTTTTTCTTGCGAGTGCCTGGCTTCATTAAACTTTTGCCTTTTGCCATTAAATGCTCCTATAGTTCTAACTGTGTACAGAGTATAACATGTATGTAGTTAGTGTCAACCTCAATTATTTTATTCTTTTACAATCAAAAGGTTGACTTTTAAATTTTACATGTTATTATAAAAATATAGTTAGAAACAAGGAGCGACATATGTTTAGGAAAATCCAAATTACTGGTTTAGTAAAAGAAAACAATAAATTAGTTGAATACGAAACTGGAAAACATGACTCAATAAGTTCAGCAGAAAAAGACCTTTTGAATATGATGGATAATACTCAATCATTTGGTAATATTAAAGATATTAAACTTGTTAAAGCTGTATACAACGTAGTAGAATGCTACGAAGATGAATTTAAGGATTGGAAATATGCTTAATGAGAAAATACTCAAACTATATGAACGTCGTATAGATAATTGCTGGCAAGCCGCTGGCAGTTTTGCTGATGGTACTTGGGGTAAAGACTTTTGGACACAAAATGCCATGTATCTTCTTAGAAAACTTAACCGTGAACTCAATGGAGAAAATTAATGAAATGGATGTTAATCTCAATGATGTTAGCAAACCCAGTTGTGTATCCTAACGAACAAACCTGTAACATAGCAGTTGATGCACTGAAAAATGTTGATATAGAAGCAGTGTGTATTCCTGCTGGAGAACAAGCAAAAAATCCTGGTGACGCAATGCTTGAAGGCTTTATGAAGCTCATTGATGAGATGGAAAAAATGCACAAAGAAAGTTTAAAAAAATGAATGCAACTCTTCTAGGTTTACAGTTTGATACTAGCAAATATCACAAAGGAATTCAGCTTGTACTTGATTATAAAAAGTATGAACTAAGTATCATACAACACGAAGCCAGTTATGGCGGACCCGAAGGCTTTTTTGAAATCATGATAAGTGATGGCAATGGTCACGGAATAGAGTTGCCTGGAATAACCAATCCAGGAGATACTGTTAAAGGATGGTTGACATTAGAAGATGTAAGTGCTATTTGTAAAAAGTTAGTATCAATTACCGGCGTTGAACCAGTTAAGGTTGCTTTCTAGGACCATAAATACAGTAAGAAGGATTACTGTATGCCTAGATTAAGTTTATATCGCCCAAATCGTCAAAATGATTACAAATTTATTGACCGTGCCATTATGGAAATGTACCAGGTGGGCGGCGTTGACATGTTTGTACATAAGTATCTTGGCCCTCAAGTCACCGGAGACGACAGTTCAAGTGTAAGTGGTGGAACACAAGATGCGACTCAACCTGCTTACAGTACTGAATCACCGTTGTTCATTGAAGATCTTTTCCTACTGGAAAACAGAGATAGAAAATATGATGATGATGTTTACCAAATGCGAGGTGTGTACAATTCTCAAGACATAGATTTTGATCTTAGTCAATTTGGATTGTTTTTAAACAATGACACACTGTTTATAACTTTTCATTACAACTTTATGATCGACACAATTGGTCGTAAACTCATGAGTGGAGATGTACTTGAATTACCAAATCTTAAAGATTTCAACCCTCTTGATAGTAGTATTGCTAGAGCTATACCTAAGTATTATGTAATACAAGACGCTGCGTTTGCAAGTGAAGGATTTTCGCAAACATGGTTACCACATCTATGGCGTGTAAAAGCTACACCATTAGTAAGTGCTCAAGAATACAATGACATACTTAAAAAACCGTTTGAAGAAAAAAATATTTGGGATAATGGAAATTATTATCCTAAAGGTAGTATTGTTTTAAGTGGCGATACCTATTACAAAGCAATTAAGGATGTAGATCCTGGTGTTGAAATCACTGATACTACACATTGGGAAGAATTTGAGCCAACAAGCGAACGTGATACTTTTGGTACAGTTCAAAAAGATCTCGAAATCAATGATGCTATTCTGCAACAGGCAGAATACGAAGTTCCTCTCAGTGGGTACGATACAGTAAAATTTTACATTGTACCAACAAACGAAGATGGATCACCAGCAGATCCAAATAGTTACACTGTAGATAACACA